GTTGCAATTATTTCCCGGGCTGCGTTTAGGCCAATTTGCTCCGGTGTAAAGCCAACAGTTTCCATTGTGATGTCCGCATTAAGGAATGCCGTTCCGCGATTTCTTCGCGCTGCCCCCCAAGCATCAAGCAATTTTGCAATGCGGTCAGCTGGCAATGCTGTGCCATTAGATTTCAAAACCATTGATGGTACAGGTTCGCGTGCATACATTGCGGCTGCTCGCTCAAGCTCTGCACCAGCTCTGATTGTGCGACCGGCTCGATTTAATAAACCTTCATCATTGCCGTAAAACACAACAAGCGATCCAACGCCGGTATCTGGCACTTGCATTCCATCAACTGTGTAATACTCAATTTGCGTGCCTTTATCGTTTAAGAAAACACCAACACGATTAGGAGCAACGCGCCACATTTCTCTTACTCTGAATGTGTCGGCAAAAAGCGACATTACCTGAAAATATGAAAATCCCGTAAATAATAAATCCTCGCACGCCCATACCCAACTAACAGCTCCCGGCACTCTGCGATCCGGATCATCAATGACAATTGGCTGGTCAATAATTGTGCCGGTAGCTTTATCTCGTGTAATAAGCGGAATTGTTGCAATGGAGTTACAGATCATGTTTCTAGCGCGAGCGATGGCTGGCACAGACATAGCTTCTTCTCGAGTTGCCAAATAATCAGCTCCACCAAATGGATAAAACGCATCTAGTGTTGGAGCTGGCCCAATTTGTGCAGCAACATCAGCACCGCGTGTTGGCGCGATTGTTTCAATGGTGCGTTTGCGGTCAAATAATCCCATGCACCCATTTTCTCAAAATGTCAAGCATCAACCCACTAAAATGTCTATTTCGGTTTCTGGGCGTGTCGCGAAGTGCGTGCATAATGCTGCGGCCACGGCGGCGGCCACGGCCGTTCCGCTGGCACGCCTTCCAATAACCCATCCACCATCGCCTTTACGCAATCGCACAGCTGAAAGCATTTGTTCAGTCAGCGTTGATTGATTTCGATGTTTTAAGCGACCAGAGTTGATTGCACCCAATAATTCATCACAGGCTTGCGGGTAAGCCGAATCCATGTCGTGAATTGGGATACCGGCCGGCACCATACGCGCCGCAATAGCGCCTGTTGTACGCCGTGAGTAAAGCAAATACTCAATAGGATATTTTCGGCAATAAGCCGCTGCATCATTTGCAATTGCGCGATCATCTAGCTGTATCGTGTTTTCCCATGTGTGAAGCAGCTTTATAACAAAACTTTCTGATCCAAGCTTTTGCGCTCCCACAAGTGCTGCATTTCTTCTGTCCGGTGAAATATCAATTGCCATCCATGTCAGCTTGTCAATATCGAGGTCAATTGTTTCATCACCACAGGCTTGCCACTCTTTGGCACCAATAACGCTGGAGATTGTCTGAACCCAACGATTTAAAACCTCGGTTTGCACTACATCGGCAGGATCATTAAAAACGGCTCGGATATTGTCGGGGTGAATTGTTATGTTGAGGCCCGGATTTGCAAAAGCTGCATTTTCCAATGAAATTTCATCAGTCGGTGCCGACCATTCAAAATAACCTACATTATCGGGAGCACCACTAGCTGCCGCCAATCCGCGCTCGCGTAATTGGTTGAGCACAATGCTGTGACTATCGCCGGCCGTGGAAAAGCAATTGACCTGTGGATTTTTGGCGGCCATCAATGTGTATCGCATTGCGGCAAATGTTTCCATGTCGTGCAGCTCTCGAATTTCATCCATGTGGATGCTTTCGGGTTTGCTTAATCCTCGAGCAGCCGATCCACCAGCTTTGATGATAAAACGCGATCCTTCCAAGGTTTCTATCTCCTCGGCTCCATGTTGCCACCTGATTCGCTTTACCCGCTTGGCCAAATCATCATGACTTTCCACAATTTGCACGATTGCCCGAAATTGCTCAAGCGATGTGACCAGCCGGTGAGCTGTGGAGACTTGCAAAGATTCTTGCCAATGAAAAAGTCCCATCAAGATTCTGGCCATCATGTAAGTGCTCTTGCCATTTTGGCGTGCGACTGTGGCCACCGAGATTGGGTGATGGTAGCGTCCATCAGGTTTTATCTTGAGAGAATGCTCGGCCAGAAACTTTTGCCACGGCATAAAGCCGCCTTCAATGATCTGTTCAGCAAAATCAATCAGCTCAAAGCCGCGTGTAGGCAAATCATTGAGCGGTGAGTGGATTCTAGGCTCTGTGACCGGTTCAAAAACCGATTGCAGCCTATCTGAGACGATTTCAACCGGCATGGGTTCAACTATGACCTGACCATCACTATTCATGGCTTTGGCTGTCGTTTTCGGGTACAAAGAAGCCCCGGGTAAGTTTGGTTGTGGAAACCGGCTCAAAAAAATCGAATGGCATCTTCTTTCCTTTCGATGTGTTGCATCTTACGCATGCACAGACCAAATTGGACTCATTATCGTCACCGCCCCGGGCAACCGGCAAGACATGATCCACAGTCGTGGCACCTTCTACCCCACAGTAGGCACAAATGCCTTGATCTCTGGCAATAATGCGTTTTCTGATTTGCTTCCATTTGGAGCTGTTACCGGCTCTTTGAGAGTGATACGACATCAATGCCACCCATGCTTCTTCCAATGTGCTAATGCACCATTGCATATTTTGCCTTGATACCTGTGATCTATGTATCGCAATGTCCAATCAATCATTCGGAATCCATCGAGGTTTCGATACTTAGTGTTGCGCATTTGACCTAAGCCAAAGTGATTGCCATTTGGATTTATAGCTTCTACTCTCCAATTGCTTTCCTTAGTTATCAAGGTGTTAAAGCATTGAAACTCTTTGTAGTTAATGATTCTTGAATGTGCATAAAGCTTTAATGAATCAATTGATGTGCTTTGTTTAACAGCTTCTGTTGCATGAGCCTGTGTCATGCCAATGACACAAAGCCCGCCCAAAACCACCAAGAATCGTCTGCGAGCTAACCGGCTAACCGGCTCGCTAACGAGTCTCGATGGTAGCAACCATGTCAAACACCGAGCGTATTCTTGGGCGATTCCAACAGGTTTCGCACACCTGTGCATAACACCTGTGGATAACTTTCTCATTGGCTTAACTCAGCAATTCGTGAATCATCCACAATCTTGATGCCAAATGTGCCACATCCCATGCATTGAGCAAACCATTCATGTTCTGTTAATTCGGCACCTTTCTTAAGGCCAAAGCGTTGCTTAGGCTTTCCATATAGCTTCTTGCAAATAGCGCAATCAAATTGAAGGATGTGCATAGTTGCTCCTTATCAATGTTTCAATGGGTTGCAAATTGACCTGTGGCACAGTCCAATTGTTTTGGCTCGTGTTTTTGTATCTCGGCTTTTTGGCCACTGCTACGGGCATCCAGCCCACAATGTGCATCTTTGGTGCGTTGCCTGTAACTAACACAGCAATGTCACGATCCTCTCGGTCGCTCTCCTGAATCCACAAATTGCTGTTGGGGTTGGCAGACCATTTGACCTCAATGTGTTCGCCCACATCGGCCTTTGATTTATCCCATGTAATGCCAGGTTGATAGTCATAACCTAAACGTTTGGCCACAACCATTTCAGCAAGCATTGATTCGCCCATTTGTGCCACATACTCAAACCAAGAAAGGTTTTTAACGATGCGAGAGCTGTGGTCGGCTGACTTGTCATGGCAATGTGATATGGCTGCAATCATGCATTGCACTTCCTCAATGCGATCTATCATCGGCAATCTCCACAAAACCAAATGATGTTTTCGGTGCGGTCATAACCTTTTTGGTAGCCAAATTGATCCAATCGCCTTAGCTGTGAGCATTTGTCACATTGTTCAATTTTGTATTCCTCTACCACTACACCATTGCACAGCAATTTGGCTGTCATGCTTTGTGGATGGATTATTTCAATGTAATCGCTCATTTTACCGACATCCAAATCATTGCCACGAATAGCACAATTTCAACAATCAACAGGCTTACAATTAATCGTTTTTTTGTCATGATCACACCTGTGGCTTAAATGTGCCATCGCTGGTCATGACATACCAAAGCGGTTTGCATTGCTTTTCTTTGATTTTTTCGCTGCAAAAGTATCCGGCCCATGGCTTGGGTGCATCGGGTTTGCTTTGATTCCATCGCATTGATCCATGTGAGCAACCCGGCACAGTTTCAGCTGTCCAAGCTGTGTCTTTGACTTCTTCGGCTTCTTCTCTGGTCTGATAGCTTGGCACATCGCCAAATTTTGTTGCCCAATAGTCATAATCCATCGCCTTTGGTGATTTGCCATTGACCTGTGCCATAACCTCCTGTGTGGCCTTTTCCGTGCCACCCATGACCAAAGCCATCACGCGCATCAAAGCTGAGGTGCAGGTATCTTCAACCATCCAACGCCTCATTTTCTCGCTGTAAGCTGCAAGAAACCCATGTGCATAATCAATGGCAGCCGGATCAATCTCTGTCTGATTGCGCCATGCTTTAGCTTGAACCAATACATAGCCTTTTTCTGCATTAAATTCAATGATGTGCGTTTCAAGCCGGCCTTGCGGATATGTGGCAATCCACCTGTCAGTCCGCTCTTTATTGCCTTCGTATGAGTCCATGAAAGCCATTAGCGCACCGCCTGACCTGATGCATGTCGGCCTACGGCCTTGCCTCGCTGATAGCCGTCTTTGTGGCCTTCTTTGTATCCAACCGCATAGCTGCAAATGGCCCATAAAATGCATGCCAGCACCATAAATATAAACACACCAATTTCACCTGATGTCATTTTTTTGCTCCCGTTTCTGGGAGCCGTGTTTCAGCTCCCAAATACAGAGTGACAGGCACAGCCGACATTTTCAAGAATCACGCTCAAATCATGGCGTGTCGTTACCGCTTAAACGCCGTTCAATAGTTTTTTCATATTCTGATTTTGGTTTGTCTTTGAGGCCATTTGATGCCAACACACCACCCAATGAACCGGTAAGAAAGATTGCCAAAGTCTTTAGCAAATCAATGAAAGCTGCATCATTAGGAGATTGGTTGCCAATTGGTTGAGTCACAAAAATCAAAGCGTAAGTAATGCCTAAAGTAACAACGAGAAACACAATGGCCAAAACCGAGCCAATTAGAAACATAAGCCGCGCTTTGATGTCCTCTTGGCTCAATCGTTCTTTATTTTTGGAGGCCATCACCAATCACATCCTCGGTGCAGGTGCCAGTTACTTGGCATTGTGGTTTTTGACATTCCGGGTTTTTCCAATTCTCAAATTCTTGGCATGGATACCTGACCCATCCATCATAACCACACCCGGCAAGGCTTAGCGATAAACCTAAAGCTAAACCTGCCGCGCGTAGCTTCAAAATCACTTTCCAGTTGATCCAAATGCTTTGTCAGCTGGATTGAGCCAGCGCAAAATGACGGGCACAACAGCTGCCACGCCACCCATTGCTATTTGCTTCCAATCTCCACCAGCCATATAAACGGCCAATGCAGCTGCGATGTATGAGCGAGCCCATGATGCGGCAATTGCTTTTGCTTTATCCATTATTTTTCTCCTTTTGGTCGGTCGGGCAAATCACCCGAAAACGCGCCATAAGTTGGTCGGCCGTAACCGACAACAAATGACCTTGCTCCCAAAGTTCTTGATTTCACCATAACTTCGCCGCCATTGCGTTGATCCCCACCAGAGCTGGTGTTGCCTTCAATGGTTACAATCTGTTTCTCTGATGCCCGAATTACTAAACCAATGTGATTGATTGTCACCTTCTCATCAATAACAAAATCAAAAAACACAAAATCACCAATTTTTGGTGTGGTGTGCCATTGCCTCATTTTCTTAAAAGCATCAGCTCCAGCGCGAGTGCTGACCACATTGGGCACATCCACGCCGGCTTGATCCGCGCACCAATTAAGAAATGACCCACACCATGGCAGCTTGTCGGCCTTCATGTGTTTGCCATACTTTGTCTCGTTGTTTCCAGTTTCAGCTGTGCCGACTTCGGCAAGCGCAACCTGAATCAAACGAGGCAATGTGCCTTGTGAAAATGTCACAATCCCAAAGCTTCCAAATCGCCTGATGTCAGACCGAGTGCAGCAAGTTTTGCTTGGGCTGATGCTTTGGCTGCTTGAGTTGTTGCTAATTCATCTTCCAACGCAATCTGCGCTAAACGCATTTCAGCCCAATCAGAACAAGCCTTCTCATAATCCTGACCAACTAATTCAATAGTTTCGTCATTGATTGTTTGAAACATCTGTGGATTTTCAGCCTTGCATTGTGCAATTAAATCATTTTTTGTCATTATTATGCCTTCCTGTACCAGAATGTGACGCCATAACTGTCACCATTTGCCATTGTGTATGGGAAACCAGCATTAATGCTGTTCATTCTCACTCTGTCTGGACTTGTTACCGCGTAAGTGTAACGAATTTCCATTGTTGTCGTTGAGTTCATAGCCAACCCACACCAAACTTGAGCCTGACCAGCCTTTGAGATAATACCAGTTCCCCAATTTAATACAGTTGTGTGAACACCAGTAACTGGCAAACTGAAAATTGCGTCACCTGCCTGTGAAGTTGTGCTGCCCCATTCTAGTTTTAAGATGCCATAAACTAAATTTCCGACTTCTGCATATTGTGCAGTAACTGTTCCATTGCCTACTGTCACACCAGTCCAAGTTGGTGTCCACGCGGAAAAAGTTCCGCCAGCTGATGCAGCAGCCCATTTGACTTTGTATGGTGAAACTGTGGTATCAGCAGTCAAAACTTGACCAGTTGTGCCAATTGGCAAATTGTCATAAGTGCCTGAACCAGTACCAACAACAATGTCACCCGATGCCGTGATTGTTGTTGCCATGTCATTTGTAATTGTGACTGCACCTGATGTGCCACCGCCTGTGATACCTGTACCGGCAGTCACCGCGGTAATGTCACCAACATCATTTGTGACCCACACAAAATCCATGTCGGTGTTTGAATTCTTTGCAAGAATCTGGCCCGATGTGCCACCTAATAGATCGGCCATTGATGTGGCAACAGCTTGTCCAAACACCTCAAAATCTGCCGGCAAATCTGTAACCAAATCCGTTGCCGTAGGCATTTGCCACGAAAACGGGGTTGTTGGATTGCTCATTTTTTCTCCTTACGCTACGACTAAGGCATCTGCCCAATTTAGGCTTCCGCTAATTGTGTTCCATTGTTCTGCAATTGCGACATCTTGCCATTGCATGGCTTGCAATGAAAATGCCAATGGTGAAAGTAAAGCGGTTACTGATACCGAATTGTAGGAGGCACGCCATGACCAGCCTTCAACAAATCCAAGATATGTGCCGGAGGCCATGTTGAGTGGCAAATTTGTAATGCGTAAAGGCAAGCCCATAAAGATGCCAATCAAGGCATCTCGGTCAGCATCATCAATTTCCGAGTTTGTCAGCTCAAATGTAATTTGGTTAAAATTGGCCTGTGGGTAGGCTCTTAGCGTTAGATAAAACGCTGCCTGATCTTCGGCATCATTTTGATGTTTGACTGTTGTTGTGATGATTTGAGCTAGTTTGCCATAAGCCAAAATGGATGCAGCATCGCTATCTGTAACCTCCGAGTTTGAATTTGTGCCATATTTGAGCACAATCTCGTTTCGAATGTCACCAGCTCTAGTTTGCACAAATAGTGAATTGGCGAGTGCTTGAGCTGCTGACACATCGGTGTAGCCGTTTGTGGCCAAATAGATTGAGCGATGATCTGCCGAGGCATAGGAAATGCGGCCTTGAGCATCTTCATAAATATAACCCAATCCTGATGTTGCCAAAGCTGACACCAATGAATACACATCAATGGTTGATGATGACCTCTGCGCCAATTCATAGCTGCCGGGTGTGTCAATTTCGCCCAAGCCTGTGTTTTCAGCATCCTGCCATTGGGTTGTTGGGTCATAGGTTGCCCATGTCAAAGCTGCCGGCACTTCATTCCATGAATTGATTAACAAATCTGTGAGAATGGTAAGAATCTGATCGCCATCAAAATCCTGTGTCAATACGCCATCGGTTAAGGCTTTTGGCAATCTGGCCAAAGCTCCCACAGCTGTAATTCTAACCGATTGATTGATTCCGACCACACCTGATGCAGCTATGCCAATGCCTAAATCAACGACTGTGCCGCCAAAGATTGGCACAAATGTAGCTGTGGAATTTTGCAATTCAATAGTCACCGAATCATTGATTTCAATGTCAATGTTTGATTGATCTAGATTGATTAACTCCAGGCTTACATATCCAGCATTTGCTTGCTCATAAATGTTTGTGCGACCCGATGTCGTTGAAAGATTGGCCAACACATAATTTGTGTATTGAATACCGGCAATTTTCACACGCCAAATAGGATTAAAAATTGTCATAAATAAACCAAATTGGCCGCGCCGTTGGTGCCTCTAAAAGTCGAATTATTAAGAGCATTGGCTGTTGCGCGACTAAATGCCTCCTCATCAATAATTGATGGAGCATTGACATTAATTGTAATTCCACCTTGCGCGGCTAGTCGTGCAGCGTTTTGAGAGTCTGTAAAACCGCCTCCGGCTTGTGCTGCCAACCTTGCTGCATTTTGTGAATCTGTAAATGCACCAGCGATGGCTTTTGTTGCTACGGCAGCTTTTGTGACTGTTGATGCCGCTTCATTAAGAATTGTGTTTGCGTTTGTGCCACCAGTTGTGCCACCAGTTGTTCCGCTGGTTGTGATTCCACCACCAGTCGTGCCACTTCCGGTTGTTCGACCACCTGAAATTGCGCCCGGTGCGCCTGATGTTGCAAAACCTGATGTGCCAATTTTAGAAATCGGACTTATATCTGCACCCGGTTTGACAATATTAGCAGCACGAATTGCAATGTTAGCAAGATCAATTGCGGTGTTAATTAATCCTTTTAAGGCTCCAACGACATTTGCAAAAACATTCAAAACAACGCTGGCAATGTCTCCAATTATGCTAAAAGCCTTACCAATCACAGTTCCAATGATGGGTGCGGCAGCTTTAACAACATCAAAAAATGCTTTAAATTCATCTTTGTTTTCAATAACAGTTGCTTTGATTTTGTCAAAAGCCGATTTAAATCCTTCAAAAATGGGCTGCACAAAGCCTTTTATTCCACCAGCTAAAGTACGCAATGTGCCGTCCATACCATCGGCATTTGATCCAAAAGCATCCGCAACTTGTTGCACAATTGGAATGACCTTTTCTGAAAACAAAGTTGCCAATTCTAAAACAATCGGTAAAAGTGCGGTGCCAATAGTGACTTTTGCGTTTTCCAATTGAGCTGTAAGAATGCGTGTTTTGTTGGCTAGGCCATCGCTAGTGCGCTCAAAATCGCCTTGGGCAGCTGATGTTTGCTGGTAAATTAGAGCTTGAGCTGCCAAAACCTTTTGCTGTGGTGTCAATGCGTTTTTGGTTGTGCTAACAATTCCCAATTCCAAAGCGGCTTGACGCAATGATGCATCATCAAGCAAAACGCCATACGCACGCAATGGTTCGGCTTCACCGCGCAATGCTGAGCCAATTGCATTGATTGCTTGCTCGGGTGATGTGTTGTTAAATGAAGCAAGATCGGAAGCTAATTGAACAAAGCCGGTTGAAAAACCTGATAAATCCTTGCCGCTTAATCCGGCAGCTCTGCCAAATGTGGCAAATGTGGCAGCTGCATCCAACGCTTGTTGCTTGGTCTGGCCTAATGATGATGCTGCACTATCTGCAAAATCTTCAATGTCTTTGGCTGTGTCACCAAATAACACATTGACTTTTGAAATTGTTTCGCTTAAATCACTTGCAGCTTTAACAGCATCCACGCCAATTTTGATGGCCATAGCTCCAGCGGCAGCGGCCACAGCAGCAAATGCTAAAGCGGCCTTTTTGCTAAAATCCCCAACCTTAGTTCCAAATGAATCAACCTCGGTTGTTGCGCCTTTAACGCCTTTTTTTAGTGAATCTAAATCAGCATCAAAGGTTACTGTGACTTTTGGAATTTTTGCCATTAATCTAGTCCGTTCGCTCTGATAAGTGTTTGAACCATTGCAATATATTCTTTTGCCACAACCGGCGTGTAAAAATCAACAGCTGGTGTTATCCAATAACCGCTTGGATTTGCTGGAGCCTTAAATCTGTTTGTGTATCTTCTACCAGCTCTATCAATGCCGGGATGGGAGCCATATTCTGATCCCCATAAAAGCGTTCCAGCGGCAGCTCGTGATTGATTTGTGCGCTTGCCACCTTTGCCTGTTTTGCCGCCATACTTGCGGCCAACCTGCTTTGTGCCACCAATATCAACACGAATTAACCGGTCGCGTGGTGTGGTAATTGAATCCATAACCAATTTTGCTTGCGGTGTTGGAGATACAAGGCCAAATTGCATCAACTGTCCTGCAAGCCTTTTTGACATTGTTTGAGCTTCGGTTCTGACTTGATCTTGGACTTCTTTTGGCAATGCAGACAAAAGCCTAAATAGATTTTTTAATTCTAAAGGCTCAACAGTAAATGAAAAGGTGCCGGTGTCTCTGGATGATTTAGTTGCCATTGCGCCTCCTCAAAATGTCATACACAGTTAAAATATCTTCCGCTGTTTGAAACTCTGATCGTGACAATCCGGTGCTGATGGCCAATTCCCAAATAATCCGGTTTATTGTTCCCGGCTCGTAACTTTTGGGTGTTCGGTTTCTCCCATGCTGATGTCCGTAACAGTCTCGCACCACACCTCAAATGGCTTAACAGTTTTACCGGCTGCCTCGCGCTTCATTGAGTGATACGCCAAAAACATCAAATCTGCAATTCCCAATTTCTCGGCTACTTGCTGAATTGTGTTTCCGGTTTTCTGTTCCCACTTCATCCATTCCGGTGGTAGCGCGGTATATGTTGCGCTATCCCCCGAAACAAACTCAATCGTTATTGGTAATTTCATGCTCCCGATCTCCTTTTTATAGTGTTGGTGTGGTCACACAGGTGAATGCTAGTGAAACAGTTTGTGCATCTGGTGCTGTGCCTCCAGCTGATGGGAAAATTGGCTGGACATCAAAATTAAACACCGATCCTGATGCAGCTGTAAAGACAACCGCCAATGGTGTGTTTGGTGCTGTGTCTGCCGCTGTCCAAAGTGCGTTGCACAATGATCCACCAGCTGGCCAATCGGCAAGCATTTCAACAGCAAACGATCCTTGCGAATCAGTCGTAAAATACGCCTTGCCGTCCAAAGTTTGATATGTATTGATTGTTGAATCAATAGTTAGGATTGCGGATGTGGCCTGAGCATCATAAGTATCACCAGCAATGGTGAATGTGATATCTCTGCCGGTCACGATAGTTGTTGGCATGATTTCTCCTTAGTTGGTGTAGTAGGTGCTGACTTGTAAATCGGCAATGAGGTATTTACCCGCACCGACTTCCAATGATTGGGGTTGATTTACATCGCCGACTTCATATCCATCGGGCATTGTGCTGATGATGTCAATCATCAATTGTTCTAGATTGTCCAAAGCCGCTGCATTGTTCATATAAGCAACAACACCGGTTACAGTCAAATTGATTTTAACTTTAGTTGTTGCGCCATTGATTAAAACGCTTTCCAAATACGGCGTTCCCGGGATTAAAACAATGCTTGGGCTTGTCATTGTCTCCGGAATGCCATTATAGACATTGGCTGCAATTGTTGAAAGTGTTGTTTGCAATGGTGTTCTGATGTCAGCTTCAATTGTCATTGGCACATTGCCTCAACATCCAAAAATGGCCCAAGCAACCCAACGACTCTATTTGTAAGGCTTCGGCCTAAAATAAATGGTTGCGGCTGGAATGTGTCTGACATAATTTGATTGCCGGGAGCTGTGATGCTTTGAAAAATCTCGACCGAAACGACCAAAATTGCATTTTCAATGGGTGGTGTGCTGGCATAAAGCTGTGCAGCTGATGATCCGCTCAATGTAGCCAATGCGCTTGGAATAAATGGCAATGGATATGTGCGATCAGCCGCCGCCGTTGCAGCTGTAAATGTGTAAGGCTCAATACGATCATCGGTGACTGTGTAAGTGCCATTGTATGTTCCGGCCCCGGTAACAATGACAGATTGCCCCGGCACAAAATAATTTGGCCGGATAGTTGTGAAATAAATGACGGCATTATCCACATTGGCAAATGTCACCGATGATTGGTATTGCGTAAGTAAAGGCAGAATCGTTTGCTCGGCTGAATCAATGAATGAATCAAGCTGTGCGTCAGAATATAAAGAAACCGAGACACCAAGAATTGACCTCAGCTGTGCGGCTGTGACTATTGCTGGCATCTCGGTTCCTTTCGTGTCAGTAGCGTTCGGGAGCGACCGCTACCGATTTTGATTTTTTAGTTATCAGGTCTGGTTCCAGCATGCGCCAAATGGAATCTTTGGAGCAATTGCTGCATAGCCGTAGTAAAGAATGTCAATGGTTCCATCGCTTTGAATTGCTGTGCGCAATGTAAAGCGTGGTGACTCATACCATGTCCAAGCATCTGGATTAACAACGACCATTGAGAAATCTCCGGTTGATGTTGTTGGGCCAGCGTTGCCAATGGATCGTGAAACAAAGAGGTTCAGACCCGGTGAAACTACACCGCGCAATGAATCGCCTCTCACATTTCCGGCCGCATTGCTAGGTTGCGCGGCATTGTATAGAGGTGCGCCATTGTCGTTGTAACCCATGATGTTTGTCCATTGTCCAGGAGAAACAACGATATTGCGAGCAAAACCAAGTGATGATGAATAAACAGCACCAGCAGCTTGAGAGGTGTAAGCCAAAAATCCTGTTGATGAGTTTGCATTCACACCAGTTTGCTGACCTGCACCAGCAATTGTGCCAACGGCAAATTCATCAGTTACTTTTGCATAAGCAAATTCAAGATTTTGCAAAAGAGCTGTTAGATATTCTGGACGGCTGCGATCAATGAGTTCAACAGTCGAAATTGCACGGCCTTTAAAGCTTTGAACAGGTACGCTCAAGAATGTTGCTGATAGTGATGATTCTGTAACAGCTGCATTTTCTGCAATGTTTGCCACAGTAGGAACAGCTGTAACGCGTGGAATTTCAAATGTCATTCCTTCGCCCACAAGCGTTTCACGGCTTAGCGCATCAATCATTCCGCGATCAGCGTTAGCCAATGCATTAACAACCTGTGTGCTTTGAGGCGTTGGCACCATTCCTGGAGCTGTGCCAGTTGTATTATCGGCGGCCTTAATGTATTGGCGTGAATCTTCATCATGAAGAATTGTTGCCTTTAGATAGTGCTCAAGGTATGAAACCTTTGACACAATTGGTGATCGTGGAGCTGTGTAATAGGCAGGTCGTGATGCCTGTACAGCCTCAGCTGGAGCCTCTACCGGTTCAGCGGCAGGAGCGGTGTTTTCGGTAGTGTTATCCACTTTGTCTCCTTCATTTGGGTTTGTTGTCTCTGTAACTGTTTCAGTTTCAGAATCTTCTGATGCTGCTACCTCTGAAACGCGTGCAGATCGCACGGCTGGTTCGGTAACAAGTGCCACGCCTTTAAGCTGGCCATTCAAAACTTTCATAGTGCCATCCTTTTGCATTTCATAATTATCAACCGCTAATTCAATACTGAAACCATCGCGCAAACCATCCATTGCCTCAACAAGTGCATCCGTTCCGGCTGTGGTGTTTGCGATTTTGAAAGTCGCTGTCATTTCTTTGTCATTAACACTCATGGCGATGCTCTTTCCAATTCTGCGTGTGTTGTCATGCTCAAGGTTTAAAAAAACATCTTGAGGCACAATTGATCCACGGGCAAAAGTAACCTTGCCTGTGCTTGCATTTGCTTGCTCGTTGAATGCAACTATGCGACCGGTGATTGTTCTTGAATCAGAATCAGCTGCCGTGATTTCCATCGGTGTTGTTAGCTTCATGAGATCATATCCTCCATTTGTCTAATTTCATCGGTAGTGATTGCTCCGATGTCGAACAAAATCTTGTAAATCTCTGCACGCTCTTTTTCTGATCCGCGTAGGTAAGCCTTTAAATCAAATTCAACGCGCTGTGTTGATGGCGTAAAATCTGGCATTGAAAGTCGGCTGGTCAAGCTGTTCATTAACGGCAATAACGAGAAATCCAAAAGAGTTTGGCGCGCCGTTTGGGCGTTTTGATAGGTCATGGATGATCCAGTCGGCGCGTCAATAAAATAAGCCGGAATGCCAACGGCTCTGGCTAGTTCGGTTGCAATTATTTCCCGGGCTGCGTTTAGGCCAATTTGCTCCGGTGTAAAGCCAACAGTTTCCATTGTGATGTCCGCATTAAGGAATGCCGTTCCGCGATTTCTTCGCGCTGCCCCCCAAGCATCAA